ACGGTGGACTTCTAAACCCAGAACAATCAGCACGATTCTTGGACTATATGTTCGATGCTACCGTAATTGGTAAGGTTGCACGTACAGTCCGAATGAAAGCTGACACAACAGAAATTGATCGTATGTCCGTCGGAGAGAAGCTTGTAAAGCTTGCATCTGAAGGCGAAAACACAGCTGCTAACAGCGGTGTTACTTTCTCAAAAATTTCTCTAACAACTAAGAAACTCCGCATGGACTGGGAGCTTTCAACAGAGTCTCTAGAAGACAACATTGAAGGTGCAGATCTAGAAGATCACATTGCACGTATGATGGCAACACAGGCAGGAAATGACATCGAAGATGTTATTCTTAACGGTGATACATCACTTTCAAGCGATGCACTATACAAGTCTTTTGACGGTGTAGTTAAGAAGGCAAAGACAAGCGGTCACGTTGTCGATGCTGCAGGTGCTGCAGTTTCTCGTGCAGTATTTAACTCAGCTCTTAAGGCACTTCCACGTAAGTACAAGCAACGTCGTACAGACCTTCGCTTCCTTGCAGGATCAAACTTGATCCAAGATTACCTATACTCTAACTCACAGAACATTCAGAATGTTACTCCACAGGATATTGCTTCAGGCATCATCCGTGGTGATGTTCCAGTTCTTGGAGGTCCAGCAGGATATGTAGCTCCATACGCATTTGGTATTCCAATCGTTGAAGTTCCATTGCTTCCTGAGACACAGACAGGTACATATGCAAGCCCATCAGGTTCACACGGAGATATCCACTTGACATTCCCAAATAACGTTGTTATTGGTATCAAGCGTGATGTTACTGTTTACCGCTTCTTCTGGCCACGTAAGGACTCAATCGAGTACACAATGTATACTCGTGTTGGTGTTCAAATCGAGCAGGCAGATGCTTGGGTAGTTGTAAAGAACGTTAAGGTTGCTTCTTAATTAATTAAGAATTAAACTACCGAAAAGCCCCCAATTAATTTTGGGGGCTTTTCATTTAAATTTAACAATGCTATAATTAAAGGACCTAGAAAAAGGAGAAATAAAATATGTCGTTTGACACATTAAAGGTAGCTGAACTAAAAGCAATTGCAACAGATTTTGCAGTCGATACAGAAAACCTAAAGAATAAAAAAGACATTATTGCAGCTCTAGCAGAAGAAGGCGTTACTTGGAGTGTATACCAAAGTACAATAGAGGCAATTGAAAAAGACACAGAAGAAATTGAAATTCTTCCTAAGTTTGATCCAAAAGCCCAGCCAGAAGATACAGTCCTTGTTCGTATGACAAGAGACAACATGAGATATGATATTCATGGATATACATTTACAAAGGATCATCCTTTTGTGGCTATGTCAGAAGAAGATGCTCAAAAAATCTTTGATTCAGAGGAGGGTTTTCGTTTAGCGACACCAAAGGAAGTTCAAGACTTCTATAACTAAACGTTAACATAAGTTAATGGCAGAAATATACAAAGATCAAACTTCGCCCATAAAAACAAAAATATTTTGGGGCGGGGAACTAGTAGATGCAGATGGCAATGTAACAGCAGTAGTATATGATATTACTGAAGATAATACTATATCTCCTACTGTTAACCCAAATGTCCCAGTTGGAACATTTACTGCTACAAAGCTAGAAACTGATATGGGAACATACCAGGTAATTCTGCCTTTCAGCCTCTGTCGAAGAAATAGAAAATTTAAAATAGAATGGCAATATGAGGTAGATGGTAATGAAGCTTCCCATGTATATTTTACAGATGTTGTAACCCCATATGCTAATATATCAGATATCATTGATGATTTAAATTTTGGAACTGACCCGTCTGACCCAAACTATAAATCTTATCACGAACTACAAATGGCAGAAAAGTATGCCAGAAAACTTATTGAAATTTACACAAATCAAGTTTTTTATCTTTATGATGACACGCAAATAGTTTATGGCCCAGGGGCAAACATTTTGCCGATGCCATTTAAAATGAATGCAATTCATGAAGTCTATGAAAATGATGTTCTTTTGGTTGATAATATTAATAATGTTAATAATTGGATGTACAATCCAATTATTTCTGAATCTGGTTTCGGCATAAGAGTTAATAGACAAGACCTTATGGACGACATGATTTATGTTTCTAACGGACTTGTTCCTCCAACAATTAATGATCAAGGATACTCTGGAGCATTTAAAAAAGATTACAGATATTCTGTATCTGGAAGATTCGGTTGGTCCTCAGTTCCAGACAACGTAGAAGAAGCATGCATCATATTAATCAAGCAATTCTTTGATCAAGATCGTGCCTGGAAAGATAAGTATGTAAAAAATATTAGTACATTTGATTGGAAATTTGAATTTATGGAAGATGCACATAGAGGAACTGGAAATCTATATGCTGACCAACTTCTTTCTCCATACGTACTGAATGGAATGGTAGCGTTCTAAGATGAGCCTAGCAACTTCATTAATGCCAATGAAGCTAGACATCTATCTTCAATTAGATACTCAAGATGAAAATACTGGTTCTATCAAAAAGGAATGGATTTTTACAAGATCTGTTCCATGCTCTGCAAAAGGAATTATTTCTAACTCTGGGTCTGGAAGAAGTGGCGACAAGCAGATATTTAATAATAAGTATTCAAATGAACAAATGCTTGAAATTAGAACCCCTGACCAAATAACATATAGAGAAAAGATTACCAATGTTAGAGATATGTCTGGCAACGTTGTTTGGAAAGAGATTAACTACCCAAATAATACACCGACAGTATTTGAGGTAATAAGCTCTACCCCGATTACCGATCCATTTGGTAATGTTCTTGCATACAACTCTGTTGCAAAGAGATCGGAGAACCAGGAAATTGGATTCTAGCGTAGCCTTAATTCAAACTGCCAGCGGACTTGAAAGATTAATGGCAGGGTCAGCCCCAGGAGTTCTTAGGGATAGTACAGTGGCACAAGTATCTGCATTCTTGTATTATGAAGCAGCTGTACTTTCAAAGCTAACAACAAATGCTGAGTTTAAGAATTTATTTAAAACAACAATATTTAATCAAATAGAAAAAGATTTTGGCGAATATATTGATTCACAAGCAAGGGTAAGGCCAAGATCATTGCATCACGTTTATGAATGGAACAAGGTTGGCGTTCCAACATCGAGACTATTTAGGCTATCTAGATTTGATACTGACGGACTTTCTTTTAGAATCAATTATGATTTTAAATTATCTAAATCTTCAGTCCCATCCAAAAATAAAAAACAAAAGAAGAAATACATATTTACAAATAAAGCTCTTGTGATGGAGACTGGGATGCCCGTAGTAATCCGCCCAAGGTCCGCTGAGCGCCTAGTATTTGAACTAGATGGTGAAACCGTGTTCATGCCTAAAGGTACGTCAGTGACCGTCAAGAGGCCAGGAGGAGCACAGGCTACAAATCAATTTGCATTATCTTATGGAAGATTTTTCGGCGGGCAGCTAGTAAACTCATCCATAAAGTCATCAGGACTACAAAGAATATTTAACTCAAAAATGACAAAAGCATTAAATATTCCAATTAGTATAAAGAAGGTGCAATATAGCTTCAGTCCTGGTAAAATAAGAACACAGGCGGACGCATCACTACAAGCAGCATTTGGAGGCTCACTATGACGGTAGACTATAAAATAGACGCAATGTTTGAGCTTCGTAAATTTTTGTGGAAAGAATTAAAAGACGCTGGAATATTTGATCCGTATGACTACTATTCAGATAATTTAGGAAGAGAAATAATTCCTATTATCCCCGTCCAACAGTCACCAGAAATGGATCAATTCCTAAATGGCAAAAAACATATTGTGTACGATAAGATCGGAATGTCATTTGAGGACATCTGGCTAATAGCCTGCGAAAAGGTCCTATTTACAATTTACTCTACAGATATCACAGAGGTATACGAAATAAGAAACCTCATGATGGACCTATTCCGCAGAATGGATGAGTCAGCCAGGGATGCCAATAATTCCAGAGATACAGATAAATTAATATTCCACAGCATTCATGTGGTCGAGACATCACCCATAGAGCCTTCAGCAGAACTTCAGGGTTTTATATCCACAGATGTTATCCTAGAGGTTAAGTATTCAAGGACCACCGATTCCAAGGGCAGATTTAACTAGTTGCTTTTAGTCTAGTTATCCAGTAAAATTAGCTAAGAGGAAAAAAGAGCCTAGCCAGCTTTGATTAGATTTAAAATGTAAGTCAATATATATATATGTTTATTTAACAGGAGGTTTTACAACATGGCACAAAATACAGGTAATGCTAGAAATATTCTCGTTGGTGCGTCACCACTGTTTCTTTCAGTAAATGACATCACTAGCCCAGATTACGTGACATCAGCACCAGCTGGTACACTCAATGCATTCGCAGCAAACAAGAACAAGACAGTTCCAGCATTTAAAACTGGAGAGTCTTATACAGATTCTTTGAACAAGATTGATACTGCAACAGCAGCAACAGGTGCAATTGCACCAGCACTTGACACAAAGGGTGCATTTTATCGTAACGTAGGTTACACAAACAACGGTCTTCAGGTTACATACAACCCATCATACGGTTCAGTAACAGTAGATCAGCTTCTTGACTCAGCAAAGCTTTTCAAGGAGACAATGGAAGTTATGATTGCAACAGAAATGGCAGAAGGTACTCTTGAGAACGTTCTTGCTGTATTTGGTCAGGCATCATCTACACTTACAGACTCTGGCAAAAAGCTAGGTCTTGCAGGTGGAGCTCTTGGTGAAGCACCAACAGAGCGTCAGCTTATTGCAGTTGGTCAAGCACCAACTTCAGAATCAGATCCTAAGACTGAGCGTGTATACTATGCACGTCGTGTTCTTTCTGTACAACAGTCACAGTTCTCTTTGGCTCGTAACGCAGCATCAACATTCCCAGTAACATTCCGCTTGCTACCATCTGGTGACTCAGCTCACTCAGGTGCAGAATATGGTTTCATTGTAGACCGTGTTATTGCAGCATAATTAATTTAATTAATTGATAGACTACCCCCTAAGAAATTAGGGGGTTTTCTATTGCTATGATATTTTGAATATGATACAATAATTAAGACGAAATCCTAGGAGGATTAAATTGGCAACTACAGTATATGATGTTGAAGAAATTCAACTACAGAATGGCGCAACAGTTAAGCTCAAGCCTTTAACAATTAAAGAGCTTCGTGAGTTTATGAAAGTCATTCAAAGAACACAAGAAGTAACATCAGAAGATGAGACATTAACAATTCTTATTGAGGCATGTGGAGTGGCATTAAAGAAGCAGCTCCCAGACCTAGTAGCAGATAAAGACGCATTTGAAGATACACTTGACGTTCCAACTATCAATCGCATTCTAGAAGTTTGCGGCGGAATTAAGATGGACGACCCAAACCTACTAGCGGCAGCAGTACTGGCTGGTCAGAACTAGATCTAGCCGCTTTAGAAGGGGAAGTTTTTCTTCTTGGTAATTGGATAAATTACGAACAACTAGAAGACAATCTTTCAATGCCAGAGTTAATCCAGACTTTTAAATCAATGCAAAAGTCTGAGTCGGAGAAAAGAAGATTCTTAGCTTCAATTCAGGGTGTAGATTTAAATGAAAGCAGTAATCAAAATGAGGGGGGATCAACCTTCGAAGATGTTAAAAGAAGAGCACTTGGTATAAATGCATCAGCAGATGATGTTGTTTCACTACAAGGCTCATTTGCCAGCGAAGCTGGTTTTGGCATTGGAGCAGGATTAGGATACTCTATAGAGTAATATAAGTATATGGCAGATAATTTAATCACGACCAATATTACCGCCCACGCAGACTTCACGAGTTTAAGAACTCAACTAGCTGCGGTTACTGCCCAACTCGTAAAATTACAAGAAACAACAGCGGGAACTAACGCCAAGCTTGCAAATCAAATTGCAGTGATGAACAAGTCGTTTGCAGAAACGATGCGTTCAACTGGTCAGTTTTCTTCACACTTTGTATCACTATCTTCAGACGTAGACAAGTTCGGCAAGAACTTAGATAGAGGCCGTTTAAAGCTCAACGATTACTATAATGCTTGGAACGGCCACACAAAGAAAACTAGCAACTTAATTAGAGATCTTGCAAAGCAGCAAGTAATGCTTCAGCAAGCAATAGTTCAGCCAGTTGGTAAAAATGCACAAGGCCTAATGCAGTACAACGTAATGGTTGCAAAAGGCTTAGATGAAGTAAAGAACAAGATGGCACTTGCTCGCCAAGAAGCAGCAATCATGAACAAGGTTATGCTTGATGGATCTAATCAGCTTATTAACTGGGGTAAGAATACACAGTGGGCTGGTCGTCAGCTAACTGTTGGTTTAACTGTACCTCTTGCAGCATTTGGAATGGCTGCACAAAAAGCATTTAGAGAAGCAGACGCAGAACTTGTAAGACTTACAAAAGTTTACGGTGGATTGGCTCAGACATCAGCTGCTGACTTGGCTCAAGTCAGAAAAGATGTAAGTGCAACAGCAAAAGAAATTGCTGGCGCATACGGCGTTGCTTATAAAGATACAATATCTTTAGCAGCAGACCTTGCAGCAACTGGAAAGCAAGGCAATGATTTATTACAAGCAACACAACAAACAACAAGATTAGCTGTACTTGGAGAAGTTGATAGACAAGATGCAATGAAAGCAACTCTTGCTATTCAAAATGCATTCAAGCAAAATACAGATGAATTAACACAATCAATTGACTTTCTTAACGCAGTTGAAAACCAGACATCAACAAGCCTTGCAGATTTAACTGAAGCTATTCCAAAAGCTGGTCCAGTAATTAAAGCATTAGGCGGAGATGTAAAAGACTTAGCTTTGTACCTCACAGCAATGAAAGAGGGTGGTGTTAATGCTGCAGAAGGCGCAAATGCAATTAAGTCAGCAATGGCATCACTTATTAATCCAACTAAAGTAGCAACAGAACAATTTGCTTCATTTGGAATTGATTTAAAGGGTATAGTAAATACAAATGCTGGAGATTTAACTGGCACAATAATGGCCTTACAGTCTGCGCTTGATCAATTAAATCCATTAGAAAAATCAAGAGCAATTGAACAGTTATTTGGAAAATTTCAATTTGCTAGAATGTCTGCACTATTTGAAAATCTTGGAAAACAGGGATCTCAAACACTGCAGGTAATGGATCTTATGAAAGCAAGCGCATCAGACCTTGCAAATATATCATCACGAGAATTAACAATGATGACAGAATCTGCTTCTGGACAATTCAAACGAGCATGGGCTTCAGTACAGGCAGATTTGGCACAAACAGGAGAACAGTTCTTAAAGATAAGCACTAAGGTATTAAAAGTTGTAGATTCAATAATTAAATTCTTCCAGCATTTGCCTGGTCCAGTAAAAACATTCCTAAATGCATTAGGCGGAATTACAGCAATTGCTGGCCCATTAATTATGATGGCTGGTGTTATGGGTAACTTTATTGGGTATGTTGTAAAAGGCATATTCCACTTAAGACAGCTTGCTAAAGGTGGACAAGGATTCAAACTACTTACACCAGAGATAATGGCTGCAGAGGCTGCAGCTAAAGGCCTAGCAACATCATTTTATTCTGACTCCGAAGCAACTATTGTTTTGTCTAATGCAGTAAATACTTTAACAGAATCATTTAATAACCTTGAGATCAAGGCAAATGCAGCAAAGGTTGCTGTGCAGCCAGCGATATCTACAGTTGCAGGTGGAGTAATTGCTGCAGGCGGAGCAGGACAACGAATTGTAGATAAAGATAATCCATTAATTGGAGCACCATATTCAAGAGATATGTCTCACTTAATTCCTGCACAATCCCCTCAAATGGGAACTATCTTTGGCACAGTACCAGGAGCAGGACCAGTCAATGTAAGAATTGGAAAAAACCCACAAGCATATATGAATCAAGATATGCCAAAAATTCCTGGGGTAACATCTGTTAATGGAACTTCAACTGGCATAGTTGCACAAGAGGCAGCAAAATGGCATGCGATGACAGCAGCAATTGCTATGCAGTCAGAAACAGAAATTAAAGCATTAAAGACTGAAGTTATGGCAACTGGAACAATTACATCAAGTTTGTCAGAATCGTATCAAGCACTTCTTCCACAATTTTCTGAGATTACTCAGCTAGCTGCAGCCGAAACACAAGCAATTGTTGCAGAGCTTCAAGCAAGCAAGATAACAGTAGATCAGGCTAGGGCAAAAGTTATTCAAATGAATGCAACAGTAGAGGCAATGCTTGCCGAAACTGCAGCAGCGACTGCAGCTGGCATGGGAAGAGTTGCAAATCTAACTACAGTCCCATTGACAGCACAACCAGTTGTAGATCCTTTAACTGGAAAATCAAACATGAAGGAAATGTTCCATAAAGGAACAACAAAAGATATTGTTGATAAGATTGCAAGAGCACTTGGTGGAGTTAGAACATCGGGCGCAGGATATAATATTCAGACAACAAAGCCTAAGTTTGCAAAGGGTGGCATTGTTCCAGGTACTGGCGACACAGATACATATCACACAACAGCAGAACCAGGTTCATTTGTAATAAATAAAAAATCCACAGAAAGACATATGCCAACAATTAGCAAGCTGTTGGGGGGCACTCGAACATTTAGAAATACTGGAGGATCAGTTCCAGTTGTGCTAACTCCTGGAGAGGCTGTTATCCCAGCAAACATTGCTCAACGTGATCCAAACTTAATGATGCAATTAAATGGAGGGCCAGGAAATACTAGCGGTATTGGAAGGCAAAAAGGCGGAGCCACAAAAGCAGAATTAGATGATGCAGCAAAGAAGCTTCTTGCTAAAGCTCTAAAGGTAGATCAAAGAATGTTTGACTCTCCAAATTGGGAGCAAGAAGTTAGACTAAGACACATCATGCACGATGCTGGAGTGTATAACAGCTACGCTGGCTTTGATGAAAAAACAGCAATAGACATGGCTAAACAAGATTACGATACTGCTTGGGAAAAATCAATTAAAAAAGATGGCCACCTAGATATGAAAAAGTGGATGCAAGAAAGAATGCGTATTGCAAAGTCTAGAGATGCACAAGTAAGAAGAATGATTAGAATGGAAATTGATGCTAAGGAGGGTCCAAGAGCTGGAACTACCCAGTACAAGGCTTTCCAAAAGTATCGTGGACAAAGCGGAGTTAGATTCAGACCAACAAGTAATTTGATTGGTGAATTTAGAGCAAGAGCTAGCGAATTTGGCGGAGTTGAATTATTTGATAGCACATCTGACAGATTATTTAAAAATGGCATAGATGGAACTGTGTCAGAGCATACAGCAAGAAGATCATTGTGGCGAGATACAAGGGGCAAAGTATTCAGTCTTGCTGGAAATCTTGGAATGGCCATGCTTGGTGAGAAAGAAATTAATCAGCTCACTAACGAATTAAATAGAGGCACACGTGGCGTTGTTCCAGATATGATTACCATGACAAATAAAGGTGTAGATCTAAAGAAAGCATGGAATGCTAAAAAAGGAATTGGTATAAATAAAGCAGAAGCCCTTGCATTCTTAAAGAGAGCCTACCTCGGCATGGTAGATCGTAGATCAGCATTTAGACCAAACAATACATTGTTTGCACATGAAGCATACAATCAGGGAGGGCAGATCCCAGGACAGTTTGCACAAAGATTATTTGGCGGAGGAAAAGCAATGTTCCTTGGTATGCCTAAAACAATTAAGCAGGTAGAACAACAAAGAGCAATGAAAGCAGCAATGGAGAAAGCAAATCTTGCAGTAAAAGATTCTAGATTTGCAAAGCACCCAGTAACAGAATATGGAGATTTGCTAGAGCCAACTTCTGGAAGAAGTTTCCCAGTTCCTGGCATCGGTGGCGTATATACAAGAAACGGCGAAAAGGTTTTTGTTAAACCAATGCTTGATGAAAAGGCAGCACTTGCAGAAATGAGAGCAACACAAATTGCTCGTGAAGCACATGGCCTAAAGGCTCCAAAACAAAGCCTTAATGTAATGCGTGATCCAACCGATCCAAAGGGATTAAGAAAACTATTAGTTCTTGAATCTCCATTTGATAAATCTTTAACCGTACAAGATGGCAAATTTACAACAGATGAATATTTTAGACAACTTCTTGCCTCGTCATTGCGTGGAGATAAAGATTTAGGCAGAGGCAATTTGTCTGGAAATGTGCTTTCTGATGTTGGAACAGCTGGAGTTTTTGCAACAGCTTCTGGATTAAGAGATTATTCTGGCTTTATGCCTTCTGTAAAAGATCAAGCTATTATTAATTTACTTGGAATAAAAGGCAGCGGAGCAAAAAAATTTTTTGCTGAATCAACAACTGATATCCCAGCGGGCATGACGGCAGATGGATATCATTCAAGAATGCTTGCTGAAATTGAAACAACATTACCTAGACTTAAAAAAACTATTGGAAGTTTTGATCTGAACCAGCAAGAAAAAGTAATATATGCAAAAATGATCAAAAGACTTGAAGATGCTAGAGAAGTTAATTGGAGAGAATTGCATGGTGTACATTCCTCAGTCGTACCTTCAAAAGAAACCAAACTTACGCCAGCAGCACTTGCTAAAATTGCAGCTGCAGAAGAATTAAAAAGAAGACAGTCTGGACATATTGTTAGTCTATCTGATGCTGGATTTAAATCATCTGAAAATGGATTTGCAATTGGTGGCATGATTGGTAATGTGTTAAAGGGCAAAGCAATGCATAGAATAGGTGCAGGATTTGGACCAACGGGTGCACCAAAGCCAAGCATGTATGAGTCAGCGCCATGGGGAGTAAACTCATTATCTATTGAAATGGCTAACACATTATTTGCAAATACTGGATTAAGAAAGCATACTCAAAAATTATTCTATGATAAATTTGCAGCAGCTCTTGCTAAAGAAAAGCCTTATGGTTATGTCAAAGATGCAAAAGGTTCATTAAAGAATGCACTAGAGCCAGATGTCTTGGACTCAGTTGTAAGATCAGCCGCATCAGATTTGATTGGAGATAGGTCTGTATTAAAACAACTATCACCAATAGACAAAGACATTTTAAGACAAAAGTATTTAAACTGGGAATCTAAAAAAGATACTCCCCTTACAGAATCTCTAAAAAAGATTATCTTTGGTTTAGAGGGAAGAGAAAAAGGCGGACCAGTTAATGCTGGACAGCCTTATGTTGTTGGAGAAAAGGGCCCAGAGTTATTTGTTCCAAGAAATTCTGGCGGCATAGTTCCAAATAATAAATATGGAATTGGTGGAACTGTTGGAATGCTTGCAACTATGATTGCTCCAAGCCTTATTGCAAGTAAAATATCAAATCCAATGGCACAAATGATTGCACAAACAGTTTCTTTTGTATTACCTCAAATGATTATGCAAAATATGGCTATGTCAAAAATGAGCGGAGCAAAACCAGGAGGAATGCTTGCAAAAGTTGGTTTAAGTAAACTAGCGACTCCAGTAGCGTTTTCAAATAAAAATCCAGGAGAAATGACAAAATTTGGTAGTGCTTTAGCAAAAGCAGAAGCAAGTGGAACGAGACTTGGATCCGTTATATCAAAACTTGGTCTTGGCCTAACAAGATTTAATTTAATTACGGCTGGAGTTACTACAGCTTTGGTTATTGGAATAAAGCTATGGAATAATCATAAAGAATCTATGAGGCTAAATGCACTAGGATATGGCATGACAGCCGAAGGGGCACAAAAAGCTGGTTTAAAATTTACTGATTTCAATAAAAAATTAAAAGAAACTATAGCAGATGCCGAAGCTGTTAAAGAAAGAAATCAGATGATGTATGAAAGTATGACTACATCTGGAACACCATTAAAATTAACCATAGAGCAATATAAAAAATTGAAAAAAGAAGTTAATTCTGTCTATAAAGATCAAATAGCACTTATTAATAAAACTGATTATAAGGATCAAGAACAGCTTGCTATTAGATTAAAAGATCAATTAATGTCTATGGGAATGTCCGCAGAGGACGCAACAGCAAAAATTTACGCAATGTATAAAGCTTCAAATCAAGCAAATAATACAGCAGCATTTACAACTTCTTCAAAAGGTTTTATGGATATTAAAACCTCAGTAGATGCAGCTCGTGGAGCAATTAATACATATAGCGATGCTGTTACAAAAGAATTAGATCCAACCGAACAAGCCAATGCTCTTAATACTGCTGCAATGGGAATAGACACAGCAATTGCAGATAAAGAATCTACTGCAATGAAAGCACGTAAAAAAGATAAAAATAAACCTCAATTTATTAGCACTGCAGAATCTGATAAAATTAAATGGGATGCAGAAAAACAAGCTCTTGATGAAATATCAAATAAACTAACTGGGCAAAAAACACTTAGCAAAGAAACTCTTGATGAAATGGAAAAACAAAATCCTGCTTTAAGAAAGATTGCTTCGGAGCAAGACACTGCATTAACTCTTTGGAAAAAAACTAGAATTGAAGCAAGAGGATTTGTTGGAGATTTATCTGGACTTTCTGCTGCACAAACAAATGCTTTATATGCTTTGCAAAGCGCAGTAGCAAAAGGTGTTGAAACAACAAATAGAAATGGTATATTAAAAGCTCAATATGCTTCATTAGATAAGCTTAAAGGCTTGCAAGAAAAATATCAAAAAGCACTAAAGGGTCAATCTGTTTCACAACAAATATCCGATAGAGATAGACTTGCTGCTATAAATAAACAAATTGATGCAAACAATAAATTAGCAGAAGCTAGAAAAAAAGCTCTACAAGATAAAAAGAATGAACAAGATTCTGGAAGAGCAATTGAAGCTAAAAAACTTGAACTTCAAAATGCAGAAGCTACAGGAAATACCGCTGGAGCTCAGCAAGCAAGACTTGATTTAGAAGGTCTTGTTGCTACACAACAGTACGACGCACAGATTAAAGCCATTGATGCTGCTACAGAAAAAGCAAATGCTCCCCTTAAAAAAGCGGCAGAAGCCATGGCTAAAAAACAGCAAGACCTTGGAGATGCAGCTGCTTTAGCTGGAGAAAAACTTGGAGATGTAAGTAAAAAAATTGAAGAAGAAGAAGGTAAGATTGAATCTTTAAATAAAGCAATGACCACCTACAGACTTGCTATTGAAGTTCATAAAAATGATTTATCAAAATGGAAAACAACAGATGAAGCTAAAGGAATGCTTGCAGCAATTACTCAAGCAGCAACAAATGCAAAAGTAGATATGTCTGGGCTACCAAAAGATAAAGACGGAAACATTGGAATTGCAGCTGGTGAGGCTTTATTTGGTAAAATATCATCTGGACTTGAGGCATCATTAAAAGAGCAAGGAATTGTTGTTAATGGCGATGTAATTATTAATGGTAAAAAAATAGACCTTAGTGCCGCTGGATCTAAAAATGCTACTCTTGCAAATCCTGATAAAATTGCTGGAAAGAAAACTGGAACTGGAGACTCAACTAAATACTTTACTCAATCTGGTAAAGAAGTAACTAAAAAAGAATATGATTCCATGCCAGTCGGATCCCCCTCTCAAACTCAATCTTACATAATTCCAGATAGCAAATTAAGCGGCAAAGAATTTGCAAACAGAGATGCAGCAACAAGAGCATTTTATAAAGCTCATAAAACTTCTTGGGTGCAAGGTGACATAACATATTATTCTAATGGAATGGTAATGCAAAATGGAAAAACAATAGGTTCATGGCTTGCAGCAATGGGAGATCAGAGCGGAAGAGTTAAGTCTTATAAAGATGGCGGTCTGCTTTCTGGACCAGGAACTGGTACATCTGATTCTATTTATATGCCAATGATGCCAAAGGGTAAGTATGCTTCTGGCGCATATGTTTCAAATGGAGAATTTGTTGTAAGCGCTCAAGCCGTAAGACAACCAGGAATACTTCCACTTCTTGAAAGAATTAATAACATGCAGTATTCTGTTCCACAGTCTAACTTCCAAGCAGCGGCATTCAATGTTGGATCAGGAAGCACAATTAATTTAACACAAAACATTTATCCATCTGATGGAATGAATACGGAATCATTTGTAAGACAGGTTGTCACAATGACAAAGCAAGCTATTGGACAAGATGCAAAGCTTAATGCTAAAATGGTAGGAACAAAGAGGACATAATGGCGCTAACTTTACCTGTAGGATCACTACTGTTTATTGACACTGGAACAGATGCAACTACCCCTACCTGGACTAAGCTGTCCGAGCACAATAGGCAGCCAGTATCCTTAGATACAAATAGAATTGAAAGAGCAGAGCGTATGGCTAATGGAACTATGCGTAAAATATTTATTGCGGATAAATATTCTATTCAGTGCTCATGGAATACATTGCCTTCAACAAGCACAATGACTGTCGATGGCGGCTACGGCGCAGAAGAAATTAGAGCATTCTACAAAGCAAAAGGAATAGGCTCATTTAAATTAAAAATATCTTATAACGGAGTATCAGCAAGAGATGAAATAATAACAGTCATGTTTACCGATTGCAGCTTTAGCCTAAATAAAAGAAATGTCAAAATGGTAAGCGGAGTAGATCCACAAGAATTTTGGGATGTTAGCCTAACACTGGAACAAGTATAATGTTAAGCTCATCAACAGACATTTTAAATCAAATTAAAAAGTCTTCAACTTTATCAATGTCACCAGGGCTATGGGCTGAATATAATATGAACGACCTTATTGCTGGAGTAACTGTTGAAAATCTAGGCGGGGAAACGGTAACGCTAAAAGACTCTGCTGGCGTAGAGTACAAACCATTTTTAAAGCTATTCCCGCTTGCAAGTATTATAAGCCCCAAGAGACCATCTTCTGCTGGAATTAAATACTTTATATCTAATAATACAAGTAATTCTGGTATAACCTATAACGCTTTGTTGCCGTACAACACACTAATTAAAGAGCCATACAGAATGTATTACGCTGGATCAAAGAACAAGTATCAGTATTGGGTAACGCCAAAATCAAGCGGGACATCTCTATCAAATTGTAAATTAACAGTTTCCTATCCATCTGGCAAGAATACAGTTACAAATAAGATATCTATTAAGTTTGAAACATCATACGGACTAAGAAGTCTAGTGTCAGACAATGGAACTTCTAAAGTCTGGTCTGACATGACATATGTAAAGCCAGTAACGTGGACAGTAAAAATTACAAAAGGCGGAACAACAACAACTATTTTAACAAATGGTAGCGTTGATTCAACTGGTGTTGTTAACCTATACTATCAGGGTGGAACAACCTGGTCCACAACAGAATGGACAACATCTCCTACGGAGCCAGTAGACATAGACTCTATTGTAGTTGAGATCAATTCAATAAATGTATCAGACACATACTTGGGTGTAATTGAGATATCCGCTAGATATGTAAAGGATATGTCGGACAAGATAATGTCATTTAGCACACAAAAAAAGGCATCGGATTCTTCTAATGGTCTAACCCCAGTAGGAAATGTTACTGCAAATTCTTTAAATGCTAGGTTATTTTTTGAAGACAGGTCTGGAATCTCTTACGACAAAACATTTGTTTTTGATAAAACCAAGTCATATTTTTATAACAATGTTCTTTTTAAGCCATATTATAATATAACTAAATCAGATAACACTATTGAAAAGATAAAGCAAGGGTACTTCTATGCAGATTCTTGGACAGTAGATGAATTTGGTCAAGTTGATTTGCAAGCACTAGACCAGGCCCTACTATTGCAAAAAATAGTAGCGCCAGATATTTTGATAAAAGATGCACCATCACCTGCTATTATTAAAAGACTGTTGGATGGAATAGGGTTTACAAATTATAACTTTAACCTATCACCAGACGGTAATGATAAATCTGCAATAACTCCGTACTACTGGTATACAGACGATACAAAAACTGTTTGGGAGTGCATACAGGACTTATGTAAAGACACACAAATGGTAGCTACATTTGATGAGAATAACACACTTCAATTCTATACAAGAGAATGGATTTATAATAAAAATAAAACTAAATCTTTTACTTTTAGATACAACCCGCTTGTTTCTAGTGGAGTTACTCAAGAAGAAGCAAATATTATATCAATGTCTAAAGAAGATTTGCCGTCAGTGCAGGGAGTTAAAATTCTTTATAGACCACAAATGAGTTCTTCTTATAATGCTGGCGCTGATCTGCTATGGCAATCACCAGTGTATTCTCTTGGAGCAGGCGCATTGGTAAAGAATTTAGCAGCATCTTCTTTGGCTGGATCCTCTCTATGGATAAATTTAATAACAACAATGGACGGGCTTGATCTAAGAGCTTTAAATAAAACAGGATACCTAGTTTTAAATGATGAAGTTATAGAGTATGATGCAATCAGGTATTCGTATACAGACCTTGCTGGCTCCCCTCAGAGCCAATGGATAGAGTCAGACATAGACCTTCAAAAGTATCAGGCGCTAGGTCAAGTAAATAGTTTTAAGCCAACTGGAGAATATAGAATTAAAACTAGAGGAGCATTCGGCACTCCCGTATCTTCACACAGCGTAGATATAGCGGACTACAAAGATGACTTTGAGGTAAGGTTGTTAACAGAGGCCACACAGTCTACTGGCACTCCTTCTATAGACAACTCTAAAATATCTATAGAGGCTTCTGATAGCTTTGGCAAAAGTGTGCCAAGATCTATGCTTACAGTATCACAGCCAGGCACCGTGTCATTAAATAAAAACTATACAGTTGCAACTATAGATGCAAAATTTATAGATTCAACTACAAAAAACTTTTCTGTTGGAACTAGTTTCTACTTCCCACTAATGAAAGACTCTGCTGGAAGATTAACTGGCGCAGATCAGGTAATAGGTGGACTTGCAATATGCCTATCGGACAATGGAGCTACTGGTTACTATATTGAAATTAAAACAGAGCAGACAACCGCCACGGGCAAACTGACTGACAAGAATATAAGATTGTGGAGATTTAAAAAAGGCTCCAAGCCCTATCAAGTTGCAATAACAGATTCTCAAAAGGGAGACACAACAACTGTAACTGGTGTTTCTGGTGGCCAGCTATATAACCTAGACGTTAAGGTTAATTACGATACAACAAGAAGAACATTTAAAATTAAATTTGATAACACTACAATTGTAGCCACAGACAACGGTGCTAGTTACGTATTGCCTATAACAGAAAAAGTCGGCCTATTCTCACAGAAGGGCTCAATCAGCTACGACTACCTATACAGTAATGCAATTTCAGAATCCCAGTTTGCTTCTACTACACCTTATAATCCGTATAGCGGAATGCTTGGCTCACAGTCATATCTATCTCAATCTTTTGGAGACTTTGTTTTGACAAAAGGATCAAAGGTTTCATCTCCAACCTTCTTTAAAGAGTTTGGTCCAGTAGCCAGAGAGCTAAAATATATAAGCGCTAAGTATGCACAAAGACCAGGCCAACCAAGATTTGCACAAATAACTTTAAATCCATTTGTTACACTTATTGGATCATCAGTCAATTCTTTTGGTATAGAGGCATATGTTTTAAATAATGCTGGAACATTTGTTCCGCTTGCTGATGGGCAGACAAGAAGCTTCCAGGTAGTAGGAGATCAAATCGTTGCAACGGATCCGTTTGAGTATATAGACCCAGAGATAGCAAAGTTAAAAGACATTGAAATTATTGGATTTGATTCAACCTGGATACAGAAAGAGCGGGAAGCAAAAGAGCTATCTACATGGATGAAAGACCAATGGTCTAGACAACAGACATCAATAGATATACAATGCTTTCCAAACCCGCTAATTCAAGTAGGAGATATGGTTGAGATATCATATCCCCTAAACTCAGTATATGCGTCAGATGATACAATTCCATCTGGTAAATCTGCAAGCAAATATGTTGTATTAGATATAGGTCATTCCTGGGACAACGGGCTATCCACCTCAGTAAAATGCAGGTCGATTTATACTGGATAAAATGGTAGAATGATAAAATGGCAACTGTAGATAATAATAAGATAAAGTTTAGTGGTTTTACTACTAAACAGAAAATCCAGCTACCAGCGGATGACCCTCTTGTAGATATTCTTAAAAGTCAATACTACGACCTAGTTGTAACAGCACAGCTAGATGGAAGCGTAATATTAACACTACCAAATTCAAAGCCACCAACTAGCAATTATAATAAAGGCGAAGAGTACACGATACCAGATGATGGAACTGGCCAGAAGCCATTTCCAACATTAGCAGATATAACATTAAAGAAAATAGATGTAGTTAATGATATTAATGGAAATGCTAAATTAAAATTTAATTTTAATGTAAAAAATAATTCAGGAGATGCCGTTCGTGGCGTACAAGGGGGTGGTGGATAATGGAGATGAAAGGCACTTATATCTTTTATCAAGATGGAGTAGAGCTTCATAGACAGGATAATATTTTAACTAAGTTTGGAAAAAGATTCTTAACAAACTATTTAGCTGGCACCCTAGGTTTTAGCAGCAAGGCGATAGCTATTGGCATAGGGTCTGAAACCCCGACAGTTGATGATACAAGACTTGGTTTTGAATTTTATAAGGTACCAGTTGATCTGAACTCGCCTAATATTGAAACAGACCCAGTTACTGGAATATCAACATACTCTGTCATATACAAGACTTCGCTACCTAATGACGTGGCTGGATCCATAAAGGAAGTTGGGCTGTTTCCATCACAATCAACAAGCAAGTCAGACTATTCTAATAGATACATAAGCTCTTTTGAAAATGCTTTGCCATGGGTAGACTCATCTGGCAACAATCCAACACTTGTTTCTACTCCAACACCAAGGCTTGGATCATACTTATTTCAAGTAACTGCACCAGCAGTAACATCACCAGCGACTTACTCTACAAAAGAATATTGGTTTAATGCTACATTTGATTTATCTGGCTACAGCATATACGACAGCCTTACGCTTGCGTTCAGACAAGCAGACACTAATCTTGACTATGTGTACATAAGATTTTATAGCGGAGATACTGATTATTTTGAAACCAGAATTACAGGTGACGCATCAATAACATCACCGCAAACACCAGATAAGATTAAAAGTAAAACGCTTTCTGAGCTTCTCGGATCTTCGTATAAATCTGGAACACCAGACGCTAGCTCAATAAATAAAATACTTATTGGGGCTAAGTCAAAAACAATATCTGGTACAACAGTATATATGGATGGTTTAAGAATTAATGATGAGGATTCATTTGATCCAATATATGGATTGATAAGTCGATCTGTTTTATCTTCTGAAATTGTTAAGGTTGCTGGTAAGCAAATGGATATAGAATACAGACTAGGACTTAGTTTTTAAATGGCAAAACCTGACTACCTAGATTCTGGTGGGTATCAACCTTCACCACAAGATGCAGCACCAGACCTATCTTCTGATGCAGCCGCTGCTGCTAAAGCTGTATCATCTACCAGCCAGAGCTCCTATGATTTAGTCATAGAAAATATAGACTTAAACTTATTTAAAGACTACGCATTTATATTTTCATACATATTAACTAACGACGACCCAGCAGATAAAACTGTTGTATTTGGTCCACCATCACCAAGATTTATTGTAACTAGACAGCAGATTGCCGCAGCTGTTCCAGACTACACAGAAGCGCCAGCAAACGTTGTTGTGACCTCTGGCCTACTTTCTTATCAGGTTAAATGGGATAAGCCAACCTGGCAAAACTATGTGGATACAATCATATGGGAAGGAACCTCATCAACATTTACTGGATCAGAGCCAGTTGTGTGGGTTGGAAATTCGACACAGGCAAATATTCTCACATCAACTACAGCAGACAGATATATAAAGGTTTTACACAGAGATAAATTTTTTCATGCCGATACAACAAGTGCAAACAAATACTACATAAGTGGAGTTATAAAACCCACAGACCCAGTTATTGTTGATATTGATGGGCCACCTGCAGTTGGCTCAGCAACAGTAAGTGGTGGAATTGATCCATCTGCCTATCTTGGATTTAACGGCTATGCCACAATACAATGGAGCGCAGTAACATCTGGAGACATTCGAGGATACAGAATAAGGTTTAAGCCTGTTGGCGACTCTGTATATTCATATGCCGATTCTCCTGGTTCTGGTACATCATACAAATTAGAAGGCCTTGGCGTTGGAGTAACATACGAGTTTGCAGTAGCGACATATGATCAGTACAACAATACAACTTCTGGATATGTCTCTGGTGGCACATTAGCAATACCAGGAACACCAGTCATGAATGGATATATATCTGCTGGAGCGTTTAAATTTGGGGATGGAGTTGTTTCTGGAAAACGTGGTTTACTTTTTAACTCAAGCAACTATTGGTATATAAACTCAGGCAGCACAGCAGAATTTAAAGTAGGTGGACCAACCAGCAATTACATTAAATGGGATGGCTCAACCTTAAACATAGATGGAAATATCGGCGCAACAGGAACTGCAACAATTGGCGGAAACATAAATCTTTCTACATCTGGCGCATCTATTTATAATGGAACAATCAGTACAGCAGGAACATTAACTGGGAACGGTTTTGCTTTAAACTCAACAGGACTCAAAATTGCTAACGGTGCCAACTCTGTAACATTAAATGCAGCAGACGGAACAATAACTGCAAATGCAGGAACTATTGGTGGATGGACCCTATCTTCTACAACCCTTTCAAAAAATAATATATCTCTAGATAGCGCTGGACAAATTCGTGCTGGATCTTCTTTAGCTACAAGTGTTTATATAGATGGAACTACAACTTGGGGCGTTGCTGGAATGCCTGGAACATATTATAAGTTATGGTCTGGCAACAATAATCCAGCAAATGCATCTTTCAGCGTCGACTCTTCTGGAGTTCTAAGAGCAACCAATGCGATTATTAGTGGAAGCATTGGCCTTGGAAGTACATTTGGTACATCAAAAACAGCACAACAAATTTTAGATGATACTCTTGCAGCAAAAAATGCTGCTGATGGTGCACTGCAACCAAATGGAACATTGACTGGTAATGTTAGCGGAACTGTGGATGGAGTTGCGGCATCGACTGTAAGAGGAAATGCTGCTAAAGGTGCGACAGCAGTTCAATCTGGTAATGGGCTAAGCGTAGACCCAACTACAAGAGTTATTAATGCTTTGCAAGCAAGTAATAATATGAAAATAAGTTCTGGCGGAACCAGGCCAGTCTATTTAGATGACACTGGCTTATATATGACTAATCCATCTACTGGACTATACTCAATACTACTAGATGCATCTACTGGAACTGCAATATTTAGAGGCGACGTGTATGCAGATAATGGTTATTTTAAGGGAAGCATAACAGGAGCAAGCGGAACATTTAAAGGAAACGTTGAGTTAATCTCAAATAACACAGAGTGGTTTAGCAGCCCAGGTGTAAAAATAGAATCAAAAAATTTATATAATCAAAATCAAACAGCATGGCTATACGCTGGAAGCTTAACTTTAGGTACGGCAGGATCATATTCCTACATACTTTCAGGCAATTCATCTGGAGGAGTAAATGATGGGTCGCTTGTTCTAACATCCGATGCAGGACAAATACATCTTTTTGGTGTCAATCAAGGATCTGGAATAATATATGCAAACAGAAGTATTATGCTTGGGCAGGGACAAACAGCAAATGTTTCGTTTAACGCAAACGATTTAACTCGAATCTGGTCTGACGGAAGAATATTTGCAAACTCATTAAACTCGGCAACTGGTTCAGGAAATACTTCTGGAACATCTGTTGTTCAAAATTCAAGCGGCTATCTAAAAGTGCTCGGTTCTAGTAGAACCCTTAAAGAAAATATAATTGAAATCCCTAAGTCTGGATATTTAAATGCAACTTTAAGAGTTAAGCCAGTTAACTTTAATTATATAAACGATGATGTGCTTGCTATTGAGCCAATACAATCTGGACTTATAGCAGAAGACCTTGCCCTGATTCCAGAATTTAGGGGAGTCGTAAACTACAATTTACAGGGGGATCCAATAAGCATAGGATATGACAGAATGTCTGCCCTATTAGTATTAGCGATACAAGAATTAAAAGATGAAGTAGATACACTTAAAGAAAGACTTGACGGAATCCAGGCTTAATGGTATTCTTTATATGAATAGAATGGAAATATAATGGAAAAATTAGAACTTGTAGTTCAAGCACTACAACAGCGCATTGGAGAAATTGTCTCACAATATGAGACACACATCGCTATACTACGTGCAGAAATGACTACGCTAGCAGATACAAAGAATGCGGAAGACGCTAAGGAGTAATAATGGCTATCAACATAGACCCAGTAGTAATAAATGATGGAGACCCAGTATCTGCTGAAGTCATCCAAAGAATGAATTCAAATATTGCTAAGGTTGCTCTTGGTGAAAAAATTACTGTAATTAACATTACAAATACAACTGGAGCTCCTAGTCTGAGGTCTGCAAATACTACAATACATAGCTCGTTTCCAGCAAAAGCAGAGCCAAAGAAAGCTGTCCCATATACAGTCGAATATGGTAATGTTACATTTACCGATATTCCATCCGTATCGCTACAAATTGAAAATCCTAATGCTGGTGTGAAGGCTTTGCATGTAGTATGTTTAACAGAATCAACTAAGCTTGGCTTTAAGTGCTTGCTGATCCCATCATCTCTTGCAACTACAACCGATGGATTAGTTATAAGATGGATAGCAGTAGGAAACGTAGATAACAACACACAGGCTTAAATAGCCTATTGACAAGCCATATCGATATGTTACAATTACTGTAACATCAAAGTCACGTACCCGTGACTTTTTTACATATTAAGGTAGAAAATGAGCAACGATTTAAAGTGGATGATTTCATCCGACCAGCAGTTCCCATATCAGGATGATAAAATGATTGCACTTTGGTTTAAGGTGATGAAGTGGTTTAAGCCAGATGTTGTTGACTACCTTGGTGACACAGATGACCAGGCTTGCTACAGCAAGTATACAGAAGGTCGATCAGCAGAGTTTTTAAACCTTCATAAAACAGATAGCAGAGATCTTATTGTTCCAATGATGCGTCATGAAGCAAAGGGCGCAAGAGATTTTTATGCAAAGACTAGAGACATGCTGCCAGACGCACAACTATTTTCAGCACTTGGAAACCATGATGTTAGAATTTTTAATTATGTAGATGCAAAACTTCCTGACTATATTAATGAGGTTACACCAGAAGCTTTGTGGGGACTTGATTCATTGGGGTACGAATATATTCATTATAATGAATTGCCTAAGCGTCGCTTTGGAGATATCCATGTTCACCATGGACTTTCAATTGCAGCAACTGGATCTGTTCGAAAAGATATGGAAGACCTTCAGATTTCATTAATTAGAGGACACTCACACAGAATTGCATCGCATTTAGTTACATATGAATTAAGAAATAATGGCGAGGGTGAAACTATTCGTGGCTATGAGCTTGGACACATGTGTGATGAAAAGGGTCCAGGAATGAAGTATATGCAACATCATGATTGGCAAAAAGGATTTGCAATTGCTCACATTGTTAATGACTATCCTCATATTCAGATGATCCATGTAGCACCTGACTATTCATGTGTCGTTGACGGGAAGTTGTTTACACTATAATGTGGTGCGGAAAATGTAAAGGACGAGTTTTTGTAGACAGAGTATTTTCACAAAAACTACATATGGAATTATTTTGTATCATGTGCGGCAAACGCTGGATGTGCAATAAAGAAACGAGTGCTTTCGGAAAATGGCTGGAATCAAAAGAAACGGCAAATCAAAAAGCTTACGGTATTTCTTCTTAAACGATAAGATACATAAAGTTTTAAAGTCATCCAGATCAAAAGATGAAATGATTGCTTGGTGCTACCCAGACAAAAAAAGAGTAATGTATTCCTATTCACAAGTTAAAAAGAATATGGAAACAGCCTATACTGTTGTAGAAGTTGCCTCTATGCTTAACAAGCATAGGGTAACTATACAAGAATATATATTAAATGAGAAGGTTGCTACCCCTCAAAAAATATATCCAATTGGACAACCAGATAGTGAAAATTGGTCTCAATATATGTTTAATCAAAAAAACATATTAGATATACACCAACATATATTAGACTCAGGGCACTCAAAAGAAATTCCTTCAAAAGCTGAAATACAAGCCCTTCTCAAAAACAATTTAGTATTGTATACTAAGACAGAAGACGGCAAGTTTGTTCCAGTATGGAAGGCGGAATAATGGAAAAAAGTAGAGTTGTTACTTGCGACATTTGTAAAAGAGATATAGAAGTTCGTTGGGGCATATTTGCTAGCGATACACTTAATAGGCACAAGAAGGCGGAACATAAATGACAACGAGAGTAAAGGTCGATCTTTCATTTACTAGAAATCTTGGTAACTATGAGAGCATTAAAATTGGCGTGGGAATTGAAGATGATGTGAGGCAGGGAGAGACAGTTGATGCAGCCACAGAGAGAGTGTATACTTTTGTTGAGAATAAGCTAATTCAAAAAACAGAAGAGGTCGAGGAAGAACTAAAGCGTGGCAAATAATAAAGAGCCGTACATCCTACTCAGCCTATTTCAAAATTTGTATAAAGAGAAGTATGGTAAAGAAGCATCTATTAATAAATTTCGTGAGAAGTGGGCTATGCAAGATGTCATTGATAGTGTAGGATTTAACCGTGCAAAAGAGTTATTGGAATACTATTTTCATTTAACAAAGCACGGCCATACGATACAGTTTTTTCTGTATAACTTTGATAAAATGGATACGGTAAGGACTGAGATTGAAAAGGATAAAGAAAAGCGTCGTTTGTTACTAGAAGAAACAAAGAAGATGGTTGAACAAGGCGGAGTAGAGTGAATACAGAAGCGGAACTAATCTCAGCGGTATGTAAAAATAAGGATATAAGCACACTACTTGCAGACAATGTTGATGATCTATTCACCTCACACAAAGATATTTGGGATGGCCTTAAGTCATATTACTATAAGTTTAAAGCAGTCCCAGAGGCTGGAATCCTTCAAGAAAAGTTTAAAGACTTTGAGCCAGTAGACGTAAAAGGTCAGACAGGATATTATTTAGATACTCTTAAGAATGAATTTATTTCTAATAAACTTAAGACTATTATTCTTCGTGCAGGATCATCTCTTAAAGAAGACGCTGCTTCAAGAGTTCTTGAAAACATGCAGTCACAATTGGCTGGGCTTAGTAGGTTTACAAACAATGTTCGAGATTTAGATATTACAGATGCAGATGCAGCAATTAGATATATGGAGTTGTTAAAGATACGCTCTGCAGAAATGGGCGGTTCTCCAGGCATCAAGACTGGTTTTGAAGCTATAGATTTAGCATACCCAACAGGTATGGCTCCAGGACACCTTATCGTCGCTATCGGCTGGCCAGGGCGTGGTAAGACATGGTTTACATCATATCTTGCATGTAAAGCTTGGGAGCAAGGATTTAAGCCAATGATTGTATCCCTTGAAATGTCGCCAGAGAATATGCGTGATCGTATTTATACAATGCTCGGATCTGGTTTATTTAAGGCATCTGATTTTTCAAAGGGTGATATTAATATTGATAATTTCCGATCATGGTCCTCAAAGAAATTTGCAGACAAGAATAGCTTTATTCTTATTTCAAATGAAGGAAATACAGAAGTAACACCAGCAACTATTCAAGGTAAGATTGACCAGCATAAACCAGACCTAGTTATTCTTGACTATCATCAGCTATTTAATGATAACAAGCGAAGTAATTCTGAAGTTGAAAGAAACCGAAATGTTTCTCGTGAATTTAAGATGCTTGCAGTGTCAAACAATATTCCTATTATTGACATTACCGCAGCGACAGCAGATGATGTTTCAGACCAGGACAATCCACCAATGATGTCTCAGGTAGCATGGTCAAAGGCTATTGAGTACGATGCTGATATGGCTATGGCTGTACACAGATATCCAGGAACTAACATGATTGAGATTGTCTCACGCAAGAATCGACATGGACATGAATTTGGTTTATACTTAGATTGGGATATCAACAGGGGTATCGTCAAAGAGATTTATGAGAATCCATTCCAGAATAATGAATCACAAGCCGATAAAAAGATTTCAGGTTAGAGTTGAATTTCTAGACGACTCTGATATGGTTCGCATTAAGCATCAATATGAAAGTATGCTTACTCACCAAATGAGAGATAGAGGGTATCTAAGGGTACTTGACATAGACACTAACTTTTCGGTAGAATTTGACGGTACAACATGGATGTTCTTAATGACACTCTATGGAACTTATGTAGGAAAGAAGACGGCATGGCAGCACGAAGCAATTACGCAAGGAAAGCTGATACCACGCAATACTCTAAACAGCATATAAAGGCAATTGTAAAAAGCCTTGGCTTACAGGTAGCTGGTGAAACAGATATAGAGATTTCTTTCTACTGCCCATTTCATTCCAATAGACATAGCGCAAGCTGTAGCATAAGCAAAACAACTGGAGCATGGCTGTGTTTTAATCCAGCGTGTGGTGAAACTGGATCACTAATAGAATTAGTTAAAAGAGTTTTGCATAAGAACGATTTTGAAGCAATGAGATATGTCTATTCAAAAGAAGCCGAAACACTAGAAAACTTTGATGAACTATTGACGGATATGTTAGAAGACAAGCCAGATTTTGTAGAATTCCCAGAAGAAATATTAAAGAATTTGTACAACGACTTAGTTGCAAGTACAGAAGCACAGAACTATTTTAAATCTAGAGGTATTGATATGTCTTCAATGGCTCATTTCTCTTTAGGCTATTCTCCAAAGCAGGACATGGTTACAGTTCCAGTGCATAGTCCAGATGGGATGGCAGTTGGAATTGTTGGTCGTTCTATTTCAGAAAAGAAATTTAAGAACAGCACTAATTTACCAAGAAGCAAAACTATGTTTAACATTCACCGTGCTAAAAAAATAGGTGATAATGTTATTATTGTAGAGTCTAGTTTTGATGCAATCCGTGTGCATCAGGCTGGATTCCCCAATGTTATTGCAACTCTTGGTGGCCACATATCCACAGAAAACTTGGCATTAATAAATAGATATTTTAATAAGGTTACTTTAATGACCGATGCGGACCACGCTGGGCGTGAGCTTGCTAACAGCATAGCGTCTAGATTAAAAAATAAAGACCTCTTGTGGGCTTCATATGAATATGGTAAGATATATCCACATGATGCAAAAGATGCTGGCGACATGACCGAAGAGGAAATTAAAGCCTGTATTAAAAATGCAGTTTCCAATATTGAATATCAATCTTGGACCCATCAAAAATAATAAACAGATGGATTTATACCATCAACTACAAAGGAGAAATATATGGGAATAGTAAAAGGTCTAAAAGATCTAAATAAGGTTATGGACAAGCCGCAATCAAATGGCGGTGAAGGAACTAAGGGTCGCTGGGTAAAGCTAGAGGATGCAGAAAGCGTAAAGATTCGTTTTTTGCAAGAACTTGATCCAGATTCACCTACTTACAATGAAAAGGCTGGTCTTGGATTTATTGCTGTAGAGCACACTAATCCAAAAGATTATCGCCGTAAAGGTCTTTGCACAATGGAAGACCAAGGCAAATGCTACGGATGTGAGCAACACCGTAAGGATTACAAGGCAGGATGGAAGGGTCGTTCACGACTTTACATTAACGTTCTTGTTGACGATGGCAAGGAAGACCCATACGTGGCTATTCTTTCGCAGGGATCAAGCGGTAAAACAATTACTCCAACATTAATTGAATATGCTGGCGAAATGGGAAGCATCACTAATCTGATGTGGCGTGTTAAGCGTTCTGGAACAAAGACAGACACAAGCTACACAATAATTCCTTTAGCAAAAGATGAGGCACCTTTTGATGCCTCAGCACTAGAATTGTTTGATCTTGAAACATCTGCAGTTCGTGATATGCCTTACACAGAACAAGAAGGTTTCTTTGCTGGAGAGAGCACTCATTCAGATGAGCCTTCAGCTACAAGTAGCAACTTAGACTGGTAAATAATTAAATACCAGGGGCAGTCTATTGACTGCCCCTGTGTTATTTAGTAGAATGCTTATATGAACACGTACGAGATACCAGATCCTTTTGATACTTTTGTGGCGCACAAATATAAAGACTATAAGGGAATGCTGTATGATTTCTTTGCAAGAGAATGGCATTTAAAAGCAGCTTGTTGCGGTGAAGATTTATATGCACCAAATAAAAAAACTATGACTAAGATAAGACTTTATCATACTAGAAATGAATGCTTAGGCGGATATTAATGAATGATTTATTCTGGTATAAGATTAAGCTAAGAGAAGCAGTCTCAACTACCGCTAT